CCCCCCCCCGAAAAAAAAAACAACCCCCCCCCCCCCCCCCCCCCCGGGGGGGGGGCATCGTCAAGGAGGACAGTATGGAAAGAGTGATTTTTGAGGTCCCGGGGAAACCGCAAGGTAAGGGGCGCCCCCGGGCCAGTGTTGTGGGGGGCCACGCCCGCATGTATACCCCCGCCGGCACGGCTTCGTATGAAAACAGAATCATGCTCTGTTACCAGCAGAGACATGCCGGTGTTCGATTCGCACCACCGATTATCTTGGAGGTAAATGCATATTTTGCAATACCCAAATCCTATCCGAAGAAAAAGGCTGCATTGTGTAGCCAGAATATCCTCCGTCCCACATGCAAACCGGACATGGATAATATCGTGAAAGCCGTAGCCGACGCATTGAACGGTGTGGCCTACCGCGACGACAGTGCCATCGTAGAGCTGCGCGTGGCTAAGCGGTACGGAAGTCCGGAGCGTCTTGTGGTGCGTGTATCAGGGGATCTCGAACCAGAGGAGGAAGTAGTGGAGGGATTACATCATGGTTAAATCCAGAGAAGATAGCATAATCGAAATTTGGGGTACGAAGTATATAAACCGCGATGTAAATCGTCTTCAGGAGGACATTTGCGCGACGATTATCCAATGTGAGCCCGGGAACACTTCGGGCGATTATATCGTCGAAGTCGTACGGAAGGAGCATCCCGACCATGAATAAGAAAAAACATTGCCACTCAGAAAGCACGCGACTTGGGAGAAGACAGGATGTAGCAAAAAGCTGCTTCAATTGCGAACACTTCTTGTATTGTGGCGATGGAGATCATGTTTGTGATCTTGAGACTTCAGCAGGTGCTATCGTGCAACCACTCATCGACGAATGGGACCCTACAGAACACTTTTTTTATTGCGGTGGAAAGAAATGGAGGTGTGGATATGCCGATTAAGAACTACACCACAAAAATAGACGTATTCGAAAGCCTAGGAGAAATACAGGGCGCGCTTGCCCGGAACGGCGCGCGCAAAATCATGGTGGATTATGACGACCGGGGACGGCCCGTAGGAATTACTTTTGGTTTGCAGACAGCGCAAGGAGGAATGCTGTTTCAGCTTCCCGCAAACACGCCGGGTGTTATGGCTGCTTTTGAGCGGCAGAAAATTCGACCGGACGCCGAGCAGGCGGAGCGCACGGCATGGAGAAACATTCGGGATTGGATACTGGCGCAAATGGCGTTTGTGGAGGCGGGCAACGTACAGGTGGACGAAGTGTTTTTGCCGTACATGACGGATGGCAAGGGCCGCACACTGTATCAAGTGTACCAGCACGGGCAGCTGATGCTCGGGGACGGCCAGCGCCGGGAGGATGCACAATGAAAAAGCAATGCATAGTAAGGACATTCCCGGCGAATTACACAAACCCAACAGCAAAACTTAGAGAGGCATTAAATCAAGGCTGGATTGTGGTGTTTTCAACTCCTTTTGAGTGCGGCGACGGAAAAAAGGGAACGGAATATATTTTGGAAAGGGAGGAAGATTGACGTGGCTGAAATTTCAGTGAAATTTTCCGAGTATAGAGCATGTGTCGTGAAGGGGAAAAATGCCCTATTTCATCGTTGGGCTGACAAAGCACAGACTGTGGGAGAATCACCGCTGCGTGGCGGACATTCTTCCGGCCAAGTCTGGCTTGTGGTTGGAATCATAGAGTACGAAGACGGCACAGTGCATGAAGCATATCCGTATGAAATTAGGTTTTTAGATGGGAAATTAAATGAATACTGTTTCGATGAACCGCGCCGGGAGGAAAGGGAGGAAGCATATGTTAAGTGATTTTGATAAAGCTGAAATCCGCGTGCAATATCGTGATGCCGCAGACAAAAGAAAGCAGATCGGCATTCTGGCCGACCTATATGCATGCAGCAAGGAGGATATTTTGAATGCCCTGAATCTGGATACTGAAAATGACACTACGGTAAGGTCTGAGCCCGCTGCACAAAAGAAAAAACGCATTGTGCGCAGCTACGATCAAGCGGTAAAAAAGGATGTCGTAAAGGCGATTCTGCTGGATGGTAACACGCATGAAGCTGTCGCGGAGCGCTTTGGCATTCCACTCAGCACAGTGACGCATTGGGTGCAAAGAGCTAAAAAGGCACAGGCAAAAGTTATGGCGGACGCCGATGCAATTGCGAAGGCTCCGCTTCCCTCGGCTTCGACAAAATGTGAGAAAGAGGAAAGCGAGCGCAAGGCACTTGGCATGTGTATCATACAGGAGCTTCGCGCCGGAATCAACGGCCTGCACGCTTTCATGGATAATTTCGCCGGCGTGGATATCCTGAGCGATGACGAGCGCAGCATACTCGATCGTATCCTTCATACGGCATCCGGCTTTGCTGATGGGTTCGAGACGGGAATTGCTCTTGCAGAAAAGGCGCAACAAAGGAATAACTTTGTGGAGGACGACCCATGCAAATCTTGATAAATCTGGCGGTCTTGGCCGTCGCACTGGCGGTTGTGGCCACGCTGGCCTGCATTGCCGCGGGGAGGGATGGGCGATGAAATCCGTTCGCCCGCTGGCGGTTCCACCGGTTGCGTATATAGAAAATGCAACTGCAGATGCTGTTGTAGATGTGATTTATCCAGCGATGACATATCGCAAAGGGTACACAGAGTTCAAGGCCGATAATTTACCACGTCAGGGCCGTGTGGAGTATATATCGCCACGCGGGTGGGCCACTCTGATGCTGCTCTTAAATGCGGACAAGCATCCGCTATACCGGGAATCATTCTGGATTCTGAAAAGATAGCACGAGGAGGCGAGAATCACGGAGGCTGAAGAGAAAAAAGAGCGGCTGATGAAATATCTGTCGCTGAAAAAAGAAAACGAAAACCGCCGTGAACGCCTGGCACGGATGAAAGCCGGAGCTGAGATACACGGTCGTACTTACGAATATTTGAAAGATTCAGGAGCTCCCGGACGTGAAAGCGGCCGGGTAATCATAAATCCAGCCGCACCACGGCTTATGCCACAACATACCGGTTCCGGCGGGGATGCGATGGCTAAATCTGTAGAGCAGTATCTGGAATATGAGAAAGAAATCTCTCCGCTTATCACTGCCAATGACAAGGAAATCGCATGTATCAACGCAGCAGTTCATGCGCTGAGTGATCCCATGGAAAGAGAAGTTTTGCGACTGCGCTATTTAGACGGAGACGGGGATAGTTACCGCCTTATGAGGTGGCGAGAAGTGGCCATTAGAATTTACGGAGATGATGATGCAAAGGATATTATTTCCGCGCAGCGTCTGCACGATAAAGCATTATTGGAGATAGATTTCGTATAAAATGTTGTGAAATGTTGTTGTTTGTAGTGCTTTTTGCGTGCTATCATTAAACCGTCGAAAAGCGAGACGAAAGCCGAGCTATTCACAGGAATTTCGCAAGGGCTGCCTTCGGGCGGCCCTTTTGTTATGGTCACGGTCGCTTTGCGAAAGGAGCGCAAAGTGGATTACAAAAATCAAATATTCAATATGGATTGCATTGCTGGAATGACGCTACTTCCAGACGGATGTGTAGACATGGTACTAACAGACTTGCCATATGGTATGACGGACTGCAGATGGGACAGCATTATTCCGTTTGATCTCCTCTGGAAGCAACTTGAGCGCGTTACAAAGCCAGACGGAGCAATGGTGTTTACTGCATCGCAGCCGTTCACTACAAAGTTGATTGGCAGTAATCAGAAGAATTTTCGATACTGTTGGTACTGGGTGAAAAATATGGTGACAGGTTTTCCTTTTGCCAAGTTTCAACCACTACGCTGTGTAGAAGATATTGTGGTTTTCTACCGCAAAAAACCTACATATAATCCACAGGGATTGGTTGCGACAGAAAAAAAGATTCATACAAAATCTCGCGTAATGAAAGATGATTGTGTGTACGACCAGAAAACTTTAAACAAAGAATACGAAACAAAGTACACTAATTGGCCACGGCAGACTCTCACATTTTCGTGCCAACGTGGTGGGCTTCATCCAACGCAAAAACCGGTAGCGTTGTTTGAATATCTGGTGCGGACTTACACAAACCCGAGCCAACTTGTGCTGGACTGTTGCATTGGGAGTGGTACAACAGCTATCGCATGCCGCAATTCCAACCGTGATTTTGTAGGGTTTGAGATTGATAAAGTTCATTTTGAAACGGCACTTGAAAGGCTGAAAGAATAGAAGAAAGGGGCGGCAATAATGCCATGTATCCGAGATCCTGCTGTGCAGCAAGCCATCGCAGATGCATACATCGAAAATGGTGGAAACAAGGAGCAGGCCGTTATTGCCGCCGGTTATTCCGAGCGGTATGCCCGGGGAAATGCGTCAAAATTAGTGGCAATTAGTGGCGTTCAGGAAAAAATCAACGCAAGAAATCGGGAGCTGGAGCAATCGCGTATTGCCGACATGACAGAAATCAACAGATTTTGGAGCGATACGATGCGCAATGCTAAATATGATATTAAGGACCGCCTGAAAGCATCCGAGCTTCGCGCCCGGGCCGCAGGCGGTTTTGTTGATAAAGGGGAGCACAGCGTCGAGTTGAAAGTAAAAAATCCCTTTGCAGAGTTGACAACGGAGGAGCTGCGGAGGCTTGCGGGGGATGAATAGACAGGAAATTGCAATGCATGCGCGCATCGAACTGGCACGGCGCTGCTTTTGGGATTACTGCCGGCTGCGTGCCGGAGACTTCTATAAGCCGGACCGCCCGCATCTGGTGCGCCTGTGCAATGAGCTGCAAGGCTTTTCGGAGAGCGATGAAAAAGTGATGATCGTATGCGAGCCACCGAGGCACGGAAAAAGCCGTACCGCCGGACTGTTCACGGAATGGCTGTTCGGCCGCGATAATACCGTGAAAGTAATGACCGGCAGCTACAACGAAAACCTTTCCTCTACGTTCTCCAAGGGCGTGCGCAACGGCATCAGCGAGCAGAAGGCAGACCCTGACGTTATAGTTTACAGCGATATCTTTCCGGAAACTCGCATCAAATACGGCGACGGCGCTACGAACCGCTGGGCACTGGAGGGGAATCATTCGAGCTACCTTGCCACAAGCCCGAAGGGGACGGCAACGGGCTTCGGTGCGACGTGGCTCATCATCGATGACCTTGTCAAACTGGCGGAAGAGGCATTCAACGAGAACGTTCTGGAAGCCCATTGGAAGTGGTTCACTGACACCATGCTCTCACGTTTGGAGGAGGGCGGGAAAATCCTCATCATCATGACGCGGTGGGCCAGCGGAGACTTGGCCGGGCGTGCGATGGAGCATTTTACAGGAGCCGGCGAAAAAATCCGGATGCTGGTTGAAAAAGCACTGCAGGACGACGGCACTATGCTGTGCCCGGAAATACTGAGCCGTGAAAGCTATGAGATGAAAGTGCGGCCCATGAGCCCGGAAATCGCGTCTGCAAACTATCAGCAGATTCCCATTGACCTGCAGGGCAGGTTATACCAGTCTTTCAAAACATACGCTACACTTCCCTGCAAGCCGGATGGTAAGCCTATCCCGCTGCAGATACGCAACTACACCGACACCGCCGACCAGGGCGAGGATTATCTGTGCAGCATCACATATGCGGACTACAACAACGAGGCGCTTGTTCTGGATGTGTACTTTACCAAGGCCGGGATGGAAGTAACCGAAGAAGAGACCGCGCGCAGGCTTGCGGAAACAGGATGCCAGGTCGCACGTATCGAGAGCAACAACGGCGGCCGTGGGTTTGCCCGCAACGTGGAGCGTATTCTGCGGGAGAAATATCGTTCAAACCGCTGCCGGATCGAATGGTTCCATCAGGGGGAGAACAAGACCGCACGCATTCTGACGCATGCTACCTGGGTGTGCGATCACATGTATTTTCCAGCCAACTGGAAAGACCGCTGGCCGGAATTTTACAAATCCATGTACAGATACCAGAAAGAGGGCAAAAACGCCCACGACGACGCACAGGACGCGGCTACGGGCGTCGCGGAGCAATTCAATAAACCAAGCGGCTGGGGGTTTTCTTCCGGCCGTATTGTCTAGCAGGAGGAAAGATACATGCTGCAAATGAACCAGAAAGCCCTGGAGGCTTATAGCGCTGAGACTATCCAAAACCTGGTGGACAGGATCGCGCCTATTCTGGAGTACCGCCGCGAGATGTACAAGCGGTATTCCCGCAAAAACGGGCTGTATGAGATCATCGGAGACGACGGCCAAAAGAAAACGGTGCCTTTTGAATACTACATCGCCAATATGGTAACCGGATACCTGAGCGGGAAAGCGCCGCAGTACAACGTGCGCTGCCGTAATTGCGGAGAGGGCAGAACGCACGATGAAGTGTATATCCGCGAGTTCAAATCCGCTATTGACTATATTCGCCGCTACAACGACGACGGGGCCACGTACATGGAGCTTGTGCGGGATTATGTCGTCATGAGCGGCGCCTATTTGTATGTGTACGAAAACAGCGACAACGAAATCGTGTATACCCGTTTCGATTCAAAGCAGACGGTGGGCATATGGGATTACTCAACGCCTGCAAATCTGGTCGGGCTTGTGCGCATGTGGAAGGAAGAGGATGACGCTGGAAATCCTCAATCCGTAATCGAGCTTTTGACGCAAGCAGGTACGCGCATGTTCCGTTCTTCTTCGGACGGTTACAAGGAGGAAGCCGGAGACAATGGCTCCACTTTATGGGACGGCATCCCGGCCGTGGCGTTCGAAAACCCGGACAACATCGCCATTTTTGAGCCTGGCCTGAGCGACATCAAGGATTTTGAGCAGATCCGCAAGAATATCCGCAGCATGACACAGGAAAACGATGAGGCGAAGCTGCTGCTGAGAGGCTACAACTATGAGAATCAAGCCACCATCCTGAATGAGCAGGGAGAAATGGTTCCCAACCCGGCCCGCCTTGTGGAGGAACGGGCCATTCTGAACGCCCGCACCATCTCGGTGGACGATGATGGAGATATCCACTGGCTGCTGAAGGACGTCAACTATTCCGGCTTGCTGGATGTACTGAAAAGCCTGCACGATGAGATCACGATGCTGACAGGTGTGCCCAATATGACGGATGAGGCGTTCGCCAATGCGGACAACGCAAGCGCGCTGGGATATAAGCTGTATGCTCTGGACCAATACACGGCCAGCATGGACCGAATCTTCCGAAAGGGGTATCTGGCTTTGTGGGAGCTGATCTGCGGCCGTCTTGCCAAGAAAGGACAGAAATTTGATTTCCGCGACATTGACGTTGTGATGCAGCGGAATATTCCGACCGACAAGGATAAATCCATCAACCGGGCGGCTACAATGAAAACCAGCGGCCTGTTCAGCGACGAGACATGCATCAGCGAGAGCCAGGTGGAGGTGGACCCTGCGGAGGAGATCGCCAAGCGTGACGCCGAAGCAGCGGCGAACTATGAGCTTGCCGTGGAGCGGGCAAAGGAACTTGGAAACGAAGACGATACACCCGGACAGGATGATGACAAAACAGGCGAGGACGGGGATTTGAATGGCACAGCAAGGCCGTAACGATAATACATATGGCTTTGACGAGCTGGCCTTCTGGCGGCCCATCGATGCGGAAAACAGGCACGTATACAGGGCGGTCCTGCGGGAAAGCCGCGCGATACAGGATGAAGCACAGGACATTCTCAACCGTTTTGCCGGTCTGTCCATGATGGGGCTTCTGCCCAAGGCGCAGGTGGAACGGCTGCACCGGGATATCGCCCGCTGGAAAAAGCAGGGAGAGAGCACCGGCGAGCTGCGGCTGCTGATGCAGGACGCCCAGCGCCGAACAAGGATGCGCTGCGACGAGGCAATGCTGCTGTACCTGATGCACGCCATTTCTGACAGCTACGCCAGAATTTCAGAGACAGACCGCGACGCCCTGCTGAGTGCCTCCAGAATCGTATACAAGCGCGCTTTTGCCGAGGGGAATGAAGTTACACGCCTCGGAGCAAAAAATGCTCCCGGGGCCAAATTTGTGCGGGATACGCTTTCAAACAATCCATTGCCCACGGGCCTGACGTATGAGCAGGCACTGGCTGCGGATGCGGCATACCGGGCAAGAGAAATCACCAAGCAGGCCGTTGTCGATTCATCCCAGGGAAAAGAACTTTCCATGGACAGCGAACCGATGCAGGCTATTTTGAGGCGGCAGCGGGCATGGCAGCTCCGCGAGGTGCAAAAAACGCCGGAGGGCAGATTTGCGGGCTACTACGATATGGTGATGGGCTTCATCGTGGGGCACACGGTGGTGCAGGCGTTCATAGATGCGGGCGTGAAAGCGTACCGGTTCATAGCGACCATCGACGACCGCACAACGAGCGAATGCCGGGCGCTGCACGGCAAGGTGTTCCGGATGGAGGAGCTGAAGCTGGGCGTCAACGCCCCGCCCGTGTATCCTCCGCCGCACCCCTGCCGCAGCGTGATCCAGGCGGTTGAGGTGGAGAGCCGCCGCGGAGCTGGTGGGGATGACGGGCAACCGGGAGCTATTGTACATGAGATGAAAGGGCATATCGACCCAAACAATCATGCTTTGGTTGAAAAACTGATAAAAGCATTCTGCAAGCAATATGCAAGATCTCCCGTGGAAAACATGCTTGTTATCACCCGTGACGGAGAAGTGCACTTTATTACGGACAACAACCCGACAGGGGTTGACTGTTCGTATCTGGGTGATAAGATGATAGAGAGCTACAACATCCACACCCATCCGCCAGACAGCACGCAGTTTTCGTTCAGCACAGATGTGGACATGCCCGCGTTTTTTGAAGACGGCTCCGCCGTGATGGAGGCTGTGGACTTTAAATACCATTATCGGTTTGAGCGCCCGGAGGGCATTACATGGGAAATGTGGGATAAGGCGAGGGCGGAAGCCGGAGAAAGAATACAGGATATTCTAGAAATCCGATGCAAGCCAGACTATTCCGATTATGAGGATTTGCGTCAGCATTGTTTGATGGAGGAAACCTGCAGAATCTTGGGAATCGACTGCTATACGAGGTGGGAAAGATGAGTAAAGCTGAAGAGAAAAAGTCGGAGCTTCTTGCGCTGGGGAAAGAAATGACCCGCAGAGATGATGAAATTATAGCTGCGTACAAAAAAACACATAAACTTCCCAGCCGCGGCGTTATTGATACTCCGGAGCGTCGTGCACTTCGGGCGGAAGAAAAGCGCCGATTTATTGAGATTTGCGAAAAATATAAGGACTAAACCACCACCCACGAGGCGGTGGTTTTTTCATGCCCATTTTTCGGGAAAGGAGAGGACATTATGCCGAAAATGTGCCCATATAACCGGGCGCGCGAAGTGCAGCGCTACAAGCAGAAAAATGAGCTGGACGAAAGTGGAAATATCAGCAGCTACGCCTATGAGATGCGGGTAGACTTTATCCCGCTGCCATGCACAGGGGAAGAGTGCGGGGCCTGGCGCGATGGCGCATGCCGTTATGCGTCTGTAAATCTGGACAACGAATGAAAGAATTTCCTCAAATTCAATAGCACAAGGCCCACGCTTCGGCGGCGGGCCTTTTGTTATACACGCATCCAAAAAAATAAGCCGGCGGGCGTAAAACGCAAATAAGCCGCGCGGGCGTAAAACGCAGGAGAAGAACATGGACGAAAACAATATCACACAGGAACAGGCCACTATGACGGTTCAGAATGGGCAGGCCCAGGAACCTGCGGCGGGCACCCGCGCTGCCCAGCAGCCCCCCGCCCCCGCCGCCGCCCCTCGCGACAACAACACCG